TTTTTAGAAGACTTAACAAACGGAATGAAGCCAAGGAAAGTTAAATCGGAACCTGATAGCGTGGAGGACTTTTACGACATGCTTATCAACGATCGAGACGACTAGGCTAACTTTTTTTAAAGGAGCTTCACGGATGAAGCAGATCGACAGACAGACAAAAGAAATCGAAAACGAGCTCGAGAATTACTATAAAGAGCCCGAAGAGAATCTGCCTAACAGGGTTTATCGCAAAGCGTTTGATCCGGTTCGAGACCTCGACGTAGACGCAAACCTTGGTAACAGCCTTTGGCAATCCGAGAACAATCTCGCAATCGATGCATGGCGTTTAAAAGGCCTCTTCTATTCAGAAGATTGGGTTTTCATTCTAGTTAACAAAATCGCGACGCGCATTGCAGGCCAAAAGCTTAAGGTCATGAAAAAGACGACAGTCGAAGGACAAGTCGTAAAAGAAGCGTATAGCGATCATCCCGTGCAGGCTTTGCTTGATAAGCCAAACCGTCACCAGACCTATTATCAGTGGATGTATTCACTAGTCGTTGACCACACGCTTCTCGGAAATGCATTAGTTTGGAATGCGAAGTGGGCAAAAGAGCTTATCCATTTACCTGCTGAAACCGTCGCTCTTGATTTCAAATCAGAAGGCATTCTCAGTTCGTATATGGTTTATCGTTACATCAACAACGAAATGCCGACTGCTCTTGCAGAACGAGAAGTTCGTGTTCTTAAGTTTTGCCCTGATGAAATCGGCCACGCGAAACGCCCGAACCCTTCGAGTGTGTTCTGGGGAATGAGCCCTTTCCTTGCTGGACGTAAGTCTGTTTTGTTCAATCGGCACTCGGCAGAATTCCTAAACAACTTTTACATCAAAAGCGCCTTGCCTGGATTCATTATCGAAATGAGCGAAATGGCGAACGAGAAAAGCGCGCTTCGTTTGTTACGCTCGATGGAGCTTGCATACACTGGCAGAAGAAATCAGCGCCGCAACATGATCATGCCAAAGGGCACAACGGCAAAGAACTTACAGCCAACACTCGCCGACCAAAAGCTTGTCGAGCATTTGATGCTCAATCGCGAAAACATCATCAACATTCTCGAAGTTCCTAAACACGAACTTTCGATTGCTGACTCAGGCTCGCTTGGTTCGCAAGAATATAAGACAGCACTCAAAAACTTTTGGTGCGGCCCGTTGCGCGCAATCCAAGATGAAATCACACAAGTTCTAAACGAGCTTCTTAAAGACGAACTCGGCCCTGATACTTGTATTGAATTCGACAACTCGGACATCGAAGTTCTTCGCGATGACGAGGTGGCAAAGGCAGACCTTGCGATTAAGCAATTGCAATTCCGCACGCTCAACGAAGTCAGAAAGATTAATTACAACGATGCTGCAATTGAAGGCGGCGACGCGCTGCCTCTTGGTGTATCCCAACCCGCACAGCCATTCATGTTTGGAATGCAAGCTCCACAAACTGCCGCATTGTCGCCTAAAGCGACCTCGGTGGCCACGGAAAACCCCGCCGCAGCGCTGCCGCCAGCACACGTTCATGACGATAAAAGTTATGGCGCGTGCTGCAAGCGCAACATTGCAAGATTCTCGAAGCTCAAAGGGGATAACCCGCAATGGTGGTCTGAACGCGAGGAAGCCCTCTCAAAACAACAAATCGAAGGCATGACGGAAATCGGCAAGGCGTTTATCACAATGACGATGGAACAAGCCGAAAAAGCCATCAAAGTCGCACGCGATATGTTGGTTGAAGACAACTCAAAGTCTCTCAATAAAAAGGCAGCAAAGATTCCATCGAAAACTTCTTTAAGGCAGCGGATTCAAAAAACTGTGTTCTCGTATGAGTCACAATGGATCAACGACAGTATGAAGGCGTTAGGCCAGCGGTTGGAAGCTGGATACGACGCATCGCTGAAAGTTCCATTCAATCTGCCGAACACGTCTCAGATTGAGGCATTAAGAGCACGCAACGAACAAGGCCGCCGTGAGATTTTGGAAGCACGCCAGCTTGAAACGTTTGCCAACATGTCAAAGACCACGACCGACAAAATCATGGCGACGATTCAAAAGGGAGTAGAGAAGGGTAAGACGATCGACGAGATTACGGACGACCTTACAGACAACTTTACGAAAATCGAAAACATCGAAGGTCGCGCCCAAACAATTGCACGCACTGAGACACTCACTGCGGTATCGATTGGACAAGCGGCGGCCATGCAGGATGCGGCTAAGTCCATCCCCAATCTCAAAAAGATGTGGATTACAGCAGACGATGATAGAGTGAGACAAACACACGAAGAGTTGGACGGCGATGTTAAGTCGTGGGACGCATCGTTTAACTACGGCTTAAAGTTTCCTCGCGATCCAGATGGAGCACCGGAACAGACAATCAATTGTTTCCCAGGTGATACTTTAATTGACGCTAATTCCGTGAAAAAAATCTTTAGGCGTTTCTATCATGGTCAACTTATTACAATCAAAACTGCCAGCGGCGGCGAGCTTTCCGGTACCCCTAATCACCCTGTACTGACGCAAAGAGGATGGATTGCTCTTAGCAAGCTTACAAAAGGTGATTATTTGATTAAGGCAAGCGTCACTAAGAGTGCGGTTGGAACTAAGATCGACATGAATGTAATGCCATCCACGTTCAAGGAAATATTTAAGGCGAGTATTAAGCCTGATGCTTCTGTGTGGAATGTTGCTAGCGGTGCTAATTTCCACGGCGACATCTCCACAAGCGATGTCGATATTATAAATGTGAAAGGCTTTTTGAAGGATAGCGTTGAGTCCAACATCGTTGAGTCTGTTGCAAACAATTGTCTCACCGATTCCGACCTTGCTAAGAGTAAGTTGTTTAGTGATAGCAGAGTCGATCAATCTTTGAGTTTTGGCGGGTCTATTCCTAATAGCGTTGTGGGCAGCTCTAACTTGAGAATGTCTCTTAGCGATACTCATTCTCGACCATTTAATTCTCTCAGACTCACTAGCACTGAGTTGAGTAAGACCTCGATCATTGAACCATCTATTGATTGTAATTCTAGCGACACTGAATTGTTTAGACAGTTGATTAACGCTAATGTGTTCAACAAAGTGGAGATGGATGAGATAATCGATATCAATATCAGAGCGTTTAGCGACCATGTTTATAACCTCGAGACAAATGAAAATATGTACGTAGCAAATGGATTTATAGCACACAATTGCCGATGCTCGTTTATTATGATTCCTGGCGAGGAAGCTGATAGGATGGAGTTAGAAGAGCTCGTAGTGGATGCAGAGAACACGGCAACCGTTTAAAAAATTCAGTCGCACGGATGCGGCTGTAAAAAAATTGAATATCAAGGAGGATATTTCATGTCTGTTAAAAAACAAGGCGCGCAAAAGAAGCTTAACTCGACTGAAAAATTCAGCACAAAGGCTTTAGACAACGGTGAGTTGTTTATTGAAGGTTGGGCAAACCGCGCAGTTGTCGATCGCGGCAACGAGATTATCAAGAAAGAAGCTTGGAAACTCGACAACTACAAAAAGAATCCAATGATGCTTTTCAATCACGACAAGGACAAACCAATCGGCAAAGTCCTTGAATGTGAACCAATGGAAGGCGGATTGTGGGTTAAGGGCAAAATCGCGAAGTCGAAAGATCCCTTTGTTTCTTATGTTCGCGACCTCGTAAGCGAAGGCATCCTATCGACCTTCTCGGTTGGCTTCGACCCTCAGGACGAACAGAAAGACGAAAGCGGCGCAATTGATATCAAATCAGCTGAGCTGTTTGAGGTGTCCATTGTTACCCTTCCTATGAACCAAGATTCAACATTTGGAGTTTCGATGAAGTCCCTTTCTGAAGCCAAAAATGTAGGCCAGGCACGCGGAGTAGCTTTACGCGCAAAAGGCGCAATGGTCGCCGCGTCTATTCAAGAAGGGATGTTCGACGCCATCTCGGGTGGAAAAACACGTGACGAAATTTTGGCACGTGCGGCAGAGATCTCGAACTTAAGCATCGAAGAAATCAAAAAAGTTTTAGTCGGCGACGTTACACCAGTCCCAGAAGGTCTTTTATATGCGTTCTCCGAGGCTCTTGGCATCAAGCTTGATCTGCTCAAAAAGCTCAATGCAGGTGACGCCGAGAACGAAGGCATCGAAAAGACGCCAAGCGAGGTTACACAAACGGAAGTTACTTCTGCTGAAGATAAGGGACAAGGAAATGCGGAAGGCAAGAAAGAGGGCGACGTTGAAGACAAACCGCCAGCTGGTGAAGGAAGCGAGGATAAGGGAGCTGGTGCTAACCCTCCTCCTGCGAAAGACGGCGAATCTGATGATTCCAAGGAACCTAAAACAAAAGCTGAGATGGGAATTGTTTCGCTTCATATTCCAAAGTCCGCAGTCGAATCTGCCGAGCAAGCTGCACAATGGGCAGAAGATAATGGCTATGTGGGTGGCGTCGTTGATGAGACCGATGAGGAGTTTATTTTAGCGCAAGCTCCAATGGAAGACTTTGAAGGCGAACCAGAGAAGCAAGAAATCGGCGACGGTGTTTATGTTTTAATTGCGCCCAAGAAAGAAAAGGCTGCCGATAAAAAGCCAGACGAACAAGGCGAGCAAAGTCAAGAGAAGTCATTGTCCAAAAAAGAAGGCGCGCCAATGGCCGCTGACGGTCAAGGAAATGGCATCCCAGGTGATGCGGCTGCAGACCGTCCAGTGACAGATCCACTGATGGATCAAGTTAAGCAAACAAACGTTTTGCTTTCATTGCTCGTTGAGGAATTCAAAAAGATGAATTCGGCACTGCAAGGACTTGTTAAGCAAAACACTGAACAAGTTACTGAAACGGTCACTAACCCAGAAGGCGAAAAGGGTTGCATGACGGACGAAGAGAAGGCCGC